TTAATTCTCAAAAAATTGAGGGTAAAAGCGTTACTCAAGCTCTTAAAGAAGTTGAAAATTTACCTATAGAGAATCAATACCGGAAGTTTGTACAAAAAGAAGCTGCGCGGATTGAAAAAGAAGTTTTAGAAAAACAAACATCCCTCGGCCAGGGCGCTGAAATAGCAGAAGTTCTTAGACAAAAACTATTGTCTAGGTTTATTTTGGACGCTGTTGAAAGTTCAAAAAGAGTTAATTCTTTGACTGGGCTAGATGTGATTGATGGTAAAACTCTTGCGGCTCAATTAACTTCTAAAGGCGCAGCCGTTAATAAACTGTTACGGGGGCAAAAGAAACAGTTTGACGACATGGTAGACGCACTAAGCCGTTCTAATGTTGAAGTTGCGCCCAATGTTCTTGAAAGCATTACTAAAGGAGATCTCTTATCTTCAATTAGAGGAATGAAAGAATTAGAAAAAACAAAACAAATATTAGCAAGAGATCAAATTCGAAGAAGAATATCTTCTGGAGATATTAATCAAATAACAGATACTTTATTAAAAACTCCTGATGCCGCGAAAATAGCTAAAGAGCTTCTTGGTGATGAAGTCTTTGAACGGGCTAAAGATGCTTCTATGGGCCGAATCCTTCAACAGATCGGTGGGACTGTAAGTAAAGATGGCACTATAGAACTGTCAGGAGATTTTTTTCAAGAGTTTGCCTCTGGGCGTTTAGGTAAAAAATTAAATAAAGTTCTTACTGGTTATGGTAGAGAGCATATTGACCAATTGTTCGGCCCTGACACTTTTCGTTCTTTAATATCTATTTCAGAAGATATGATTTCTACCTCTAACGCAGCGATTGCTGGGAAAGGTGGGTTAGCCGCACCAACGGTTGCTGCAGGTTTAGGGTTTATGGCGTACTTGGTTAATCCAATTGCTGCTGCTACCACCGCGGCAGGTTATCTAATTGCGTCAAGGTCCTTGCGTAACCCGAAAGTGTTAAAGGCTATGATGGCTTCAAGAAGAAAAAACAAAGTTTCTGATTTCTTCTCTGGGAAATTAAAGTCAGGAGATTCTGTTGGTCAAGGTTGGCAAGCCGCTTGGCAATTATCTTCGCTTGGTGCTTTTACAACGGTGCGCGGTTCAGTTGATCAAGCAAAAGAAGAACTTGATCCATCGATTGAACTTGCTAGTCAAAAAACAAAAGCTGTTCAAGCTCAATTACCTCCTATTTCATCTGTCCTTCCAGCAGTTCAATCTGGTTTACAAAGTGTTAATCCGCTTCAACCACAACCACAACCACAACCACTTTCTCCAATACTCGTACCTGATCCAGTAACCCGTGCCACTTTTGGGAGTAGATGACAATGGATAAGCAAAGATTGTTTCAACAACTCCGTCTTCATGAAGGCGTCGAAAAATTTCCGTATCAATGTACCGCTGGTTATTTAACTATCGGCGTAGGAAGGAACATCGAAGAACGCGGTCTCTCAGACGATGAGATTGATTTTATCCTTGATAATGATATTAAAATTGTAATGAACGAAGTATCTGACACCTTCGATTGGTTTTTTGATATAACGGAAATTCGACAACGAGTTGTTGCAGACATGATATTTAATATGGGGCTGCCAAGATTCAAACAGTTTAAGAAAATGATTGCTGCATTAGAAGACGGTGCGTGGTCCGAGGCTGCAGATCAAATGTTAGACAGCAAGTGGGCCGATCAAACTGGCGCTCGAGCAGATCGTCTCTCGTTAATGATGAGAGACGACGAGGACTCTTCTGACTTTTAAAAATGAAGTCAACCCACCTCCCCCCAATTCATGCCTAGTTCTTGATCCACCTTACTCGGAACTCTAAGATCTACGCAGGTCTCCATAATCTCCTTGATCCGTGAAGCTTGGTCCTCGGAACTTATAGAAAAACACAGTTCATCATGCACTGTTAACAGAGGGATAAGCCCTTCTGCGTAACAATCCGCCATTGCTTTCTTTGTTTGATCGGCAGCAGATCCTTGGATTAATTTATTTAGAGCTTTGTATGTGAAGGCACGGCGGATGCCAGGACCATATTCTTTGATAGCTTCTTGGTGTGGCAGAGGTTTATTGTATCCAAAACTATTAGGCTCCCACAGATCGAACCGGCATTTACGCCCTAGCAATGTTCTTACTTGTCCATTGGTTGATGCTGCTGTAGATACCCTGTCTGCCAAACCTTTTACAAAAGGAACCTTCTCATGATAAGTGTTAAGAAGATCCTTGGCCTCTTCTTTTGAGACATCAAGAGTTGTTGCTAATTTACCTTGACCCATCCCGTACATGATGCCCAGGTTCACGGTCTTTGCTTCCTTCCGACCAATGCCCGCCATGTCTGCAACCATCTGGTGAAAGTCCACGTCACCCTCTTGGTAAGCACCCACAACTGCATCAACCTTATCGTCTTTATTCTTGTCTGAAAGAATTGAACAGTAGTGGATCAGTAGTCTAGGTTCTTGAGACGAGTAATCGAAAGACCCCCACTTCTCGCCCTCTTCTGGGACAAACAATCCTCGGATCAAAGACTTAATTTCCGGATCTCTTGCAGGGATTTGTTGAAGGTTAGGATTTGAAGAACTAAATCTACCGGTCACNGTGCCACCGTCATCTGACCGTAGCTGATTAAATTCACAATGNATCCTTCCATCCTTTGTATAGCGCAAGATGGAGTCGATAAACGTACTGTTAGCCTTGTTTAGTTCGCGTAATCTGAGTATCTGTGAAGCGATAGGGTGCGTACAAGCTTGCAAGAACGCCTTTGTGATAGACGGTTGTTTCGTTTTCTGCGTGACAGGGACTTTAATTCCATAATGATGGAGAACTCCACCGACGCTAGTTGCCACCCAAGGTTCAATCCTGATCCCAGTTTGGTGCTTGATGTCCCCTTTAATTTCTTGTTCTCTTTTTGCAAGGTCTACCTTTGTCCTTTCTGCTTTATCTAAATCAACACGAACTCCGCGAGCGCGCATCTCTAACATCAATGGTAACAAACTAGTCTCTAATTCAAAGATCGAAGTCAACTCATTCTTACTTAATTCAGCCTCAAAATGTTTCCATAACTTTAAAGTCAGCGCCGCATCTTGCTCGGCATACTGACCCACAAACTTAGGTGGTAACTTCCACATCTCAGCTTTCGCATCGAGGCCCCACCCCTTGGCTTCCATGCGTAAGATCTTCTCGTTCTTACGTTCACCTAAATAATCTCGACCCAACGAATCAAGAGAATAAGACCACCTGTTCTCATTTAGAAGTGGCGCAGCAATCATTGTGTCGATTATCCTTCCTTGGACAGTGATGCCCTCATGACGCAGCCATCCTAGATCATAGGTTGAGTTGTGAAACACTTTTGGGATATGCGGTGTATCCATTTGTTTTTGAAACCATTTTAATACCGCCTTTGGCGCCATGTTGCCAGCACCTTGGTGCCTGATTGGGTAGTACGCATTAAAGTCTCCCGCAGCAACTGCAATACCTACTACGAACCCATCCCCTCTTGCCCATCCTGGGCCAAGGCTCATGAGATTAGGATCACATGTCTCCAAGTCTACAGCGATGTACTTGGACTGAGAGAGGTCAGGGAAGGTCTCAGGCGCACACCAATCAATCTCAATGTTGTCCATGTCCATACGATCAAGAAAGTTCATGGTGCTTGTGTCTTTAAACTTAGCCATCAATGGCCTCCGAAAGTTGTTCTATCGTTTTTAAATCTGCGAGGAAGACAAACAGTGGATCGTGTCCCCCAACATATGTTCCTTGCATTTTAAACTCAAAGTGCTTAATCGCCTCTTCGTAAGACATCTCATCATGTTTCATAAGTATGTCTATAATCTTCTTAGCGTCATACACAATCACTGGATTTTCTACACTTCGTATATGTGTTAAGCCTATAACAGCTTTATCAAATCCATCTATTTTAACCATTAAAGATTCTCAAGCCTTTCTATCTCGGCCTGTGCATAAAACTTAATCTTCTTAGCGTCTCTTAACATCTCGCTATGTTCTACTTCACCATACCGATAGCACGCCCGGAAGATCTCTCCGATCTGAGCGTTCATGTTCTTATAACTAATTAAATGTTGAAGCTCCTTAGCATACTCAGGTAGCTCATAATACTTTGCAGTAGAGCCATCAGACTTAATCATAAAGGGTATCCAAACTTGTCAGCATTCTCTAAGATATGTAAGTTATGCTTTGTTCGAGTGACCGCGGTATAAAAAACACGATGCTCGTCGTCAGCATCCCCCTCAGCGTAGTTCTTCCATGACATGTATCCCATGTCATTCAGTAAGACTATATTATCATCCTCTCCACCCTTCATACGGTGGATAGTGCTTAACTTTATCCTCGGCTCATCAAACACGGAATAACCCCTAACCCTCATTGCTGTGAGGTATCGAGCATCGTCTTCTGGTAGGTTTAACAAAACCTCAGAGTCCATGTTTTGCTCTGGCAAAAGCCCGTGATCCTTGACTAACGTTTCATAACTTAAAAAACTTTGTGGGTCACAGTTTTTTAAAGTTTTAGCCATGCCATACTTGACCCGTGCGTAGTCACCGCGCTTGGGTAAAGCATCATAAAGCTCTTGAGCTTCTTCGACTGAAATAGATCGCCCTTCTTTCAGTATTTCCCAAAGCTTCATGGCTCTTGCTTTTTCTGGATCAAAAGACAGATAGCCGTTCCGGCTGAATAAAATCCCATTGCCTTTAAGGTAATAACTGATATCGTTTAACTGCTTCGATGTGCGGGACAGTATAGTCCAGGAACCTTCATCAATGTCTTCGATTTCATGCATGTGCCGGTAGTACGTTATCTTTCCCTCATGCTCTGCAGGTTCCCAAACCTTCTCCTTCCGGACAGAGATCTGAGAAGCAATCCTTCCTGCTAGTTTATGCACGGACCTCGGAACTCGATAAGATTGTGCAAGTACTTTGGGCTCGGCAGAGAGGGACAGCAAGTGCGTTACATCGACACCTGTATATTTAAAGATTGCTTGATCATCGTCCCCGGCATAATACACGCGGTCGGTATTACTTCGCAGCACTTCGACCTGCTTCCATTGCAGTGGTGTAAGGTCTTGGGCTTCATCAACAATTAAAACATTAAGCCTAGGTCCACTCCCCTGGAGAACCATTTGCTGAATCATGTCGGTGAAGTCGAACTTACCAAACTCTTTTTTCATTCTTGTATAATAAGTATCGATCTTCTCAAGTACGGCATACTCCATACGATGGTCGCCATTCTCGTTAAACTCTTGATCGAGGGAGATCATCCGCATCGAAGCACGTTGGATTAAAGTTAAGTACTTGCTGCCCTCTGAGGCAGAGGGGATCAATAAACCATCATCAGTGTAAATATTATGCGAATCAAAGCTGACCCCTAATTCTAAACCTAGCTTTCCCATATCGTATTTACTAACCATCTCACTGCTCTTCATACCGAGCCAGTAGAATCCCATCGAGTGCAAGGTACGGAAGTACGGGGTGTCTTTTGCGCTTAAATTAAAATTAGCTCCTGCGCGATCCCGAGCTTCAGCAATAGCTTTTTTAGTAAAAGAAACAAACGCTATGCGATCTGGGGGCGTGCCGTCCTCTAACTCCTTCTCAATAATCTTCATCAATGTGTACGTTTTGCCACACCCAGGAGGGCCATAAATCAATTGTTCACTTGGAGCATGTTTTATTTTCATCGTCTAGACTCCTCAAGCCATTTTTCTATTTCGCTTAAACGCCAGCGCACTGTGTCTTGCCCAATATCAAAAGGCTGAGGAAACTGTCCCGATTCAAGCCATCGATAGATTGTTGAAGGAACTACCCCCAAGAACTCACAAAGTTCTGACATCTTCATCAACCTGTCCTTAGAACGGGGCTTCATAATCTTCTCCCTCCGGTAATTCAATTTCTTTATCCGTAAATTCAGGAACCCACCAAACACGGGCACTTGCCCAGATGTCTTTTCTCTCGTTTTTATAACGGAAGGTTCCGTGACAATCCTCTCCATCATTTATTGTTTTTAATCGTTCTTGTATTTGTGGACGCGCTAATTTTGTAAAACCTTGATTAATTAAATAATCTTGAAGCCCTTTAATCTTAAACATCGTCCTACCGTTCTCGGTCCAAGGCTTTCCTAACTCAACTTCTTCTGGAGTGACTGCGCGAATGCGAGAAGTACAAAATGATTGCAACAACTCTTTGAACTGACCCGCAACTGTTAGCTCTTCTGGAACTTCAATGGTTGCTGCGGTTCTTAATAAATCATTAACTAACATCTGCCAATCCGAAGGCTTTAAGTTTGGAGGCATAAAGTTTAGTTGTTCAATACACGCTCTCTGGAATTGTAAGGGGATTTGTATCTGCTCAGTTGATAGTTCTAATCTCTTCCCATCTACGTCCAAAAAATACATCCTTGGCTCAGACAAAAGGATGGTCATGCCACCGAGTTGAGGCATCTCAACAGCGCCTTGTTTGCTGATCCCATGCGGTCTAGACAGACACAAACGTTTGTTGCAGTAAGAAGTGAAAGGTTCCTCCTTACATTTAGGGCCATACTGTTTTTTTTCCAACTCTTTTTGTATATTAGCCACTTCTATAGCGCCAAGCGGCGGGTCAAAATATAATTGATTGATAGCCTCCATCTCAGCTTTCCAACCATCCGGATACATCTTCTGTAGATTTTGGCCTACTTGAAACATAGTTGTATTCCGAGTCCCTTCAACTACTCCGATACTCATGATTGCTTGGAGGCACGGATACCCTGTTGCGAAAGTCCCCTCGTCTGGGCTAACACCTGTTTGCAAGTTGCTTAAATCGTTCATAGTTAATCGGTTGCTCTCAACCCATAACAAAAACGTCTCAATATCTACATCGTTTCCTTCTGCATCCACCATATATCGAGTAGTCTGATCGGAATCAAAATAAGGAAGATTAATGAAATTACCGACATCACCCCGATCCGCTAATATTCTGTCTTGCTTTGGGAAAATCTCACATCCCGAATGACCTAATGTAGCAGCGATTTCAATCAAATACTCGCGGACCTCGCTTGCAGGAAACCATTCTGCAAGGAACATATATAAATGCGCGCCGCCAGATTTAGATCGACAGACCGCCATAGGGATTTTTAATCTTGCAAGCTTCCTGACTAACCCAGCATGGTCAATTGGGTAGGTATCAATATCGACCGCACCAAACTTGCAGTTATTATTTTCATTAATCGGAATAGCACCAACACCATCACCGCCAGCTAAATGACTCTGAACTAGCTCATTGGTCAAAGGTTTACGAACCACGAAACTTTTAGCTTCGGTCTTTCCGTTCCGCCGTGTGCTGCCGATCTGGGTCTGACCATGCGCCAAGGTCGAACCCTCAAACGCTGTCATGAACCGCTCTGCGATTGACATAAAATGATCCCGTAAAGATGGGGGTAATTTGCATCACCCCCAGTTCAATTTAGAAAGGAGCTTCTGTCGTTGCTTTAGAGGACGCTTCTTCCGACGCCTCATCAGCTACAGCTTTTGCCTCTCCCGCCATGATTGATTTACGGAAATTTAAAGCCGCGTCCAAAATCTCTTTATCTTTAACATAGCCATCGTTGGCTACGGACCAGTTGAACCAAGAACCTTGGTCATTGCTTTCTTCCACAACAGTCAGCTTCCACTTGGTCCCGAACAGTGGTGGGATAACCAAAGCCCCTGTCTTCGGATGCTTAACGGTCAGCATCTTTAACTGAGTCTTCCAACGCCTGGACAC